TTTATTGAAACAATGAGATAAAAATCAAAGATTTTTATCTCATTATTAAGCCGAGAAATAAATCTTCGATTTATTTCTCGGCGAAACATTTCTAATAATTAATAATTATTATAAAATTATTAATACTTAATTGAAACAATGAGATAAAAATCAAAGATTTTTATCTCATTATTAAGCCGAGAAATAAATCTTCGATTTATTTCTCGGCAAAACATTTATATTTTGAGATTAGTTATATTTAAATAAAAATATATCATGATCAATAACCAATCAATATAATAATTTTCAATAATACAATCCTTATTATAGACATTATTAATATATTTGTGGTATTTAATTTCAATTTCTCTTTTTAAATTTTCAATTGAATATTTTTGTGGTTGGAATATTTGTTTTATCATTGACAATGGACCTCCTCCTTCGGGGATAAATATTGTATCTAATAAATCTTTTTTTGGTCCTAAAAAATTTTTTAAAATGTCGTAAGCGTTCTTATCTTTTTGTAGTATTGAATTTTTTATTCGTTCATTATTTGATTTAATGGATTCTAACATATCAGAATATTTTTTAATATTAGTTGTAATTTCATCTATTTTTTTATCAATAGATCCCCGATAAGTAGTAACATCTTTGTAAATTGCATTAGCCTTAGATATAGTATCTTTATTATTTTTATCACTTACATTAATTTCATCCAATTTTTCTTTAATTATGGTTTTTATTTTATCAGTATTATCACATAAATTACGTACTCCATCTTTAACAAAATTAACGGATTTAATATCATTTAATTTTTTATTAGCACTTGATATAGCTTCTTCAGCCTTACTAATATAGTCAATTTTATTTACTGCATATGAAGTTGTATCCATAACATTTATTGAATATCCATTTAATTCTTCTATTATTATATCAAATTCTTTTTTTTTATTATCATAATAATTTTTATAGTCAGATAAAAAGTTATTATAAAATATATATAAATCATTTTTAATAGTTTCGGATTTATCTGTAATACTTTTCTTATAATTATTATATAATTCTGTTATATTAGTGATTTCTTCAGATAATTTATTATCATTTATTATAGTAGATAATTCTTCGTTAAAACAGCCACGTAAAGCGACAATATCTTCATTTAGTATTTCAAATTTTTCATTGGTAAGATCCTCAAAATTTTTATATTCTGCATATAAACCTAAATCACTATTAACTATATTATCTAAAAAAGTATTAAATATATTATCATAATTATATTTAATATGGTTTTTTTGTTTATTTATAATGATATTATAAATATGTGTAATATTTTCTTTATTTGTATTATTATTTACTTTAACCTCTTTTAATTCAGATTCATATCTAGTGTAGTTGTTTAACTCATCTATATAATATAATATACTTTTCTCAATTATAGGATTAATTTGTAGTATATCATATTTTATGTCAGGATTACCATTTTCCTCAATTTTACTATCAATCTTCTCTTTAATTTTTTTTATGACATCGTTAGCTATTTGATAAGTATATTCTATGTATGTTTTAATATTATTAATTTGTTCTTTAATTTTATTGTGTTTGTCTATACAATTATATAATTCATAAATATACTTAGTCTTACCTTGAGTCACATAAGATTGTAAATTATCTACAATTATCTTAAATTGTTCGATATGTTTTGTGACAATATCATTGCTAATCTTTATCTTATTATTTATTGTTCCTCCTACGACACCATTTATGGGTACTACGGGTTCCTGGCTAGGGGTGGGTTCCTGGCTAGGGGTGGGTTCCTGGCTAGGGGTGGGGTTCCGGCTAGGGTGGGTGTTCAGGCTAGTGTGGGGTTGCTGTATTATAGGCTTACCATCTGGGTCCTCATCATTTATGCCATCATCATTTACATTGTAGTCATAATAGCGCTTTCCTGATGAATCTTTCATATTGTCTCGAATAATATTAGCACTCTTTATTAGATTATCATAATATGAAACTTTATAATTTAATAAAATAATATTTTTACTTAATAATATATTATCATTTAAGATTGTAGAATCTATATGGTTTTTTATTTCTGTGAATACATATTTTATATATTTTATTATTAACCAATTTATTATAACATATTTATCAACATCATTTTTAGACTCAAATTTAACAGAAGGAAAGGGTTGTATTTCCTTAATATTATTTATACATTCATTAGATATATTTTTAAATTTTTCATGTTCATCTTTAAATTCTGTATCATTATTTTTACAATTATCATTAACACCGCCTGTATGAGTAAAATCATATCTAGATACATTTAAATATCCTCCTCTTTTATTTTGAAATTGCCTGGGAAATCTTCCAAATATTGAACCAAATCTACCTTTAGGCTTCTTAGAATCAGTATCACGGTCATCCTTAATATCAGATTTTCTTCTAGTCACAGAATCAGTATTAGATTTTGAATCTAAAATTATAGGTATTGAATATTTTTTAAAATAGTCTATTGTGGATTTATGTATATTTATATTATAATTATTTAGATTACCATATTCTTTACATAAATCGGCCAATAATAAGAAAGTTGGTATAGTAAAATCTTCATTCAAATCTTCCCAATCTTTAGGAATATATGGTTTCGTTTTTTGTTTATAGGCATTATAATTATCATTATTTTTCATTTTATGATATTTTAATATAAATATTATATTTTGTGTGTAATTATTTATCATAAACAAAGCTGTATCATTTAATTTGTTAGTCTTCATACAGTTATAGTTTTCCAATATTTTAGTTCTATCATCTAATAATTTTAGTCCTGGTAATAATTTATAATAATTCTCAATTTGGTTTATAATAAAAGTAAATATTTTTGTAATAATAATAGATATTGAATTATCTTCATCATATATAATTTCTGAAATAGATGAATATAATTCTTCCGGTAAAATGTCTTTTTGTAAAGTGTTTAAACTATGATATAAAGATATAAATTTAATTAATATGGACTGTAATTTTTGATAAATAATTTTATAATCTAGGGTCTTGTTATGAGTTATGTTCTCTATATAATTTTTTATAATAACCATGAAATCTGAACATGTTTGTGTATATATTAAATATAAATATTCGTTATACATATTATATATTTTCTCTTGTGTTTTATCAATAAATGTTACATTTCTGTTATTTTTTTTCTTATGTGATGTTTTCATTTTATCAGATAACCAGTTAGTTAATTCGGTCATTGTACTTATATTTTTTGAAAATCTATGTTGATAGGGCGAAACTTCATAATCTGGTGTACCACCTTTATAATGTTTCAATAAGGTAATATACTTATTTTTATATTTTAAATATTTATAATAATTTAATAATTCTTGATCATTCAAATTATCCATTTATATTATATAATAGATTTTTTATAAAAAAAATTGAATAAATGATTTAAAGGTTTTTTATCTCTATAAATAACTTAATGTTAAATATGGATAAATACCTAGACATGTCAGATGAACAGATAGATAATTTATTATTAGGTTTTGAATTAGATCAAAAAATAAAACCAAGTGAATCTAAATCTTTATGTAAAGGATGTAAAAGTTCAAATTTGGTTATTGATAATACAAAAGGTTATATGGTTTGTACTGATTGTGCTATGATAAATGAAGAATTTTTAGATGAAAAACCAGATATTGTTAATAATGATTCTGAAAATAATAATGCAAGATATGGTGCACCGTCTAGTTTTTTCTTTCCTAAAGCATCTCTAGGAACAAAAATAGTCTCAAAAGGTTATAATCGTTTAATATTATTACAAAGACAAGGACAAATGCCTTATAAAGAAAAAAGTTTAATGGATGTTTTAGAAACTATTCAATATAAATGTAAAAAATATGGTATTACACAACCCATTATTGATAGTGCTAAAATTTTATATAAAAAAGTTTCAGAATCAGTACATAGTAAAGGGAAACGAAAAGGTAAGAATATTATAATGAGATGTATTAATAGACGATCTATGATAGCTGCATGTTTATTTCATGCTTGTAAATTACAAAATGAATCAAGAAGTCCAAAAGAGATAGCCGATGTATATGATTTAGAAATAAAACATGTAAATCGAGGTTGTAGAAGATTTTGTGATATAATAGATTCAAATGTACTTTTTAATCATCAAATAAAAAGTTCAGAATCATGTGATTTTATAGAAAGATTTGCAAAAAAATTAAATATTGATAATCAATATATTAATATTTCTAAAGATGTATCTAATAATATACATAAATTAGATTTAGCTTCAACACATGAACCACCATCTGTTGCTGTCGGTTGTATATTATTAGTTTCACAGTGTTATAATATTCCTCTTTCTAAAAAAAATATATCAGAAATATTTGAAATCTCTGATGTAACTATATCTAAAACATTTCGAAAAATATGGCCTTATCATAAAATATTATTAAATAATAAAATAACTGATCTTATTATTGAAAAAAAAAATTTTTTATCTAGTAAAGAACCACAAGAAGATTTATCTAATGATAATATTACTATTATTAATCCTGATTTAGAACAACCTAAAATAAAAAAAATATCTAAAAAAAAATTACAATCTGAAAATAAAATTATTTAATTAAAACACTATCTATTATTTCATCTATATTTTCAAAAAAATAAATATTAAAATTATCATCTATTAATGTAGGATCCTTTTCAATAATTGCTTCATAATCATTATAATTATCCTTAGGAACATAAACATTTTTAATATTTGATTTTTTTGCTCCTATTAATTTATAATTTAAATTTCCTATTTTATATGATTTACCAATTAATGATATTTCACCAGTTATCGCAATATCATTTTTAATAGGTAAATTTAATATTCGTGATATAAATGCAATTACAAATGCACAACCCGCACTTGGACCATTTTTAGGAATACTTGTATATGGAATATGTACATGAAATCCATTTTTAAAATTAGATAATAAGTAATTATCTATGTTTTGAATATATTTATCTTCATTTTTTTTTAAATATTCAATAGCTACTGTTAGAGAACAATGTATTGATTCTTTCATAATATCTCCTTGATTTCCAGTTATTTTTATATAATTTTGTTGTGAATTATATGAAAAATTATTAAATATCTGAATCGGTATAATACCACAATTTCCAATCGGTGTTGCATACAATCCATTAATTATTCCAATTAAAGGTTTATCATTAATAACTGTGTTATATATATTCGGTTTAGTTAATATTTTATTAATAATATCTTTATCTATAGTATTAGAATAATTTAATTTAGGTATGAATTTTTCTAAATTTAAAGTTAAATATATTTGTTCTATATGTCTCTTAATTGTTCTCACACCTGCTTCATTTGTATAATTTTCAATAATATATTTAATTAAATCATCTGTAATATTAATATCTAATTGAATCATTTCTGATATTTCTGGAATAATAAATTGTTTAACTATTTGGATTTTATCAAGTAATGTATAAGGATGAATTATTATTTGTTTTAAACGATCTAATAATATAGGATCTATTACTGAACTATCATTATAGGAAAATATCATAATTACTTTATCCAATGGAAAATCTATACCTTGAAAAAATCGATCTTGAAATTTTTTATTCATATTTGAATCTGTTAAATGTATTAATATATTTGATATCTCATTATAATTATTATATTTTACACTAACTTTATCTAATTCATCAAAATATAATATACAATTAGCTTTACCCATATCTGCCATTTTTTTAATAATTAAACCAGGTTGAGAACCTGAATATGTATATCCATGACCATGTAATAATTCACCATCATTTTGTCCACCTAGAGTTATTTCACTAAATGGAATATTTAAAACATGACCAATTGATTTAGCAAATAATGTTTTTCCTACACCAGGCGGACCCATTAATCCAATACAAGTACCTATTGTGTCCGGATTTGTTATCCATTTACTTATTATTTGTAATATACTTTGTTTAGCTTCATCATGTCCATATGTAAAATTATCAAGTTTAGATTGTATATCTAATAGATAGTTAGGTGCTCTAGATATATCTAGATTTATTTCTTTGAATAAAGATTCATCATTAGTCCAAGGAAAATTTAATATTGTTTTTACATATATTAATTGTTTATAATAATCATTATTATTCATTTTCATTTCTTGTATTTTTTCAAAAGTTAATGCTTTAATATTATCAGGTATATTTTTATTTATAATTAATTGTTTTTCATAATCTAAACTATTTAATTTTAAATATTTAAACTTGAACATCTCTTTATCTATTCTATTTTTAGATTTCTCAATTTTTAATAGTAATGCATTAGGTAACCTATTATTAATTATATTATATATTAAATGTTTTTTATTATATTTATGTTTTAATATATTTAATAATACATTTGCTATATCTATTGTATTATTATTTCCAATTAATAATAAAAATATATGCTCATAAAATATTTTTACATTAAATTCATCAAAATTAATTTTATTAATAATTGTTGATAAATTTGAATTAATTATCTCAGTATATCTCATATAAATACGATCTATATATTTTATATAATTTTCAAGAGTATAACAATATATATTCCCAATATAATCATATTTAATAAAATTATAAATAAAATTTGTATCATATTCATTAGTATTTTTCATTTTATTAATAATATTCGTTATATTAATATTATATAAAGGATAACATATATGAGATGTCTTATAATAAGATACTAATGAATCATTTATAAAATATCCATCAATTATTATATTATTTATATATAATTGTCTTTTCAACTCTAAAATATCATTATCATCATAAATATTAGGAATATACCATATATAAGAATCATATATATTTTCATAATAACTAATTTTTATAGGTATAAAAATTTCATTAATTTCATCTATTAATTGTTTTTGAACATACGATAATGTTATTTCTAATATTTTAAATAATTCTTCTAAATTTATATATCCAACATTTAATATAAATTCTTTAATTAAATTTTCTTCATTATGCAATGGCAATACAGTTTTATCATTGAATAATGTTTTTATATCATTTATATTTATGTCTTCCACATCTAATAATAAATAATATAATTGATCTTTAATATCTATATTAATTATAAAATTATTATATGATTTATTAATATTATATAATAATAATGCTAATTTATTTAATATTGTGTTTTTATTAATTATATTTATATAATTATTAACATACAAATAATCAATATGTTTGTTAATTTTTATTATAATATCTAATAAATATTTATATTTATATTCTAATATTATTTTTTTAAACTTTTTGATGTTATCCATTAATTTTATTAAGATTTATATTTAATTAATGTATTAAAATCATATTTATTATAAGACTATAAATATATTTAAAAAGATTAAGTGAGTTTGATTTAAAAAAATAATATATACATTATATTAATATAATGCCAGGTAAAAAAACAGTTACTCAAAAATCTCAAGTTCAAAAAGAAGAACAAGTAAAGGAAGTAAAGCAAGAACAGGAAGTAAAGCAAGAACCCCAGCATACAGAAGTTACCCTAGATAATACCGAATCACAAACAGGAAGTGGTAAATCAAAAGCTCAACCCAAAGCTCAATCTAAATCCAAAGCAAAAAAACAAGAAACTAGTACAGATAAAAAATCAGCATCTAAGAATGTTTCCAAAAAATCTGATAAATCTGAAAAACCTGAAAAATCTGAAAAACCTGAAAAACCTGAAAAGGTAAGTGAATCATCTAAAACTACAACTAAAACTAAAACTAAAGTAAGTAAGGAAGATGATAAAGAGGGTGAAGAACTTGTAAATGGTAAATTAGTTAGATCATTCAAAGTAAAATTACCAAATAGAGAAGATTTCGAAGGTAGATTTACAGGGCTTACACCATATCAAGCAGCCAATAAAGCACTAAGTAAATATTTTAGAGAATCAGGTAATATGGAATCTGAAGTTACATTCAGTATTTGCGAATCTACAAGACGTAGTAAAAAAATGGTATATACTTATGTTGGTAAACGTCATAAACTAGATGTACCAGTTACCTATAAAATTCAAGATGGACGAGAAATTGTTAAAAATTTCAAAAACTCATTAAAGAAAGTTAAAAAGACAGAACAATAATAATAAATATATTTTAAATAGTTATTCAATTTATAAAATTTATAAATTGAATAAAAATAATATTTATAGGTATGAATAATTATTATTATCATTAAATTGATTAATAATAGTATAATTATTAATTAAATCTTCTAATATTTTAATTAGTTGATAATTATTCATTTTATCAATAGTATTTTCTATATTTTTAAATTTATTTATAATGATTGTTTTTTCATCATTAGACATAATTTTATTATTATGTAAATTTTCTAAATTTACATTTATATGATTTTTAATTAAATAAATATTTTTTATATTATTTATTTCATCATCGCTAATATCATTTGTAATATTTTGAATATTATTAACTTTCATAACGTGTTTAATAGTTATATTTTCTTCACAACCTGATTTTCTATCAAGTATAGATATATTAATCATTGAACTTAAATCAACTCTAACACATATTGTTATTACGGGTGTTTCACATATTGATATTTTATCAAATATATAATCACACAATAAATAATTATTTTTAGCTATTTTATTTTCACCTTGATATATTTTTATAGTAACAGATTTTTCACCAGGTTTACTAATTGTATATTTCTGATTTAATTTAATTGGTAACGGTATATTTTTTGGTATAATTATAGAATATGTTCCATCTGCTAATTCTACACCTATGGAAAATGGCATAACATCAATTAATGTTAATTCATTATTTTTTTTATTTATAATATCATTATAATAACATGCACCTTTAGCAACAATATATTCTAATTCATTATGTATTATTATTTTAACATCAGAAATAAATATTTCATTTAATGATATAGATTTTATTAAATTTTGTATTAAATGCATCCTACTTGATCCACCAACTAAAATTATTGTATCTATTTTATTATCATTTTTTATTTTAGAATAATCATTAATTACATTTAATATAATATTTTCAAAATTAGTAATTAATTTAGCTGATAATTCATAAAATTTTTTTCTTGATATGCTATAATTTATATTATCATTAATATATGTTTCTAACCATGCTAATTTTTCTTTTATACTTTGAGCTATATCAAATAAATTATTATTTGATATATTTTTCATATTTAACATATCATTTTTAATTATTTCTGTAAAATTATTACCTCCTATATTATTTATTCCTTCGCTATATAAAACCTCATAAAAATTATCTGTTTTTTCTAATATAGTAAAATCAATAGTACCTCCGCCAATATCTATTATCATAACTCTATTTAATTCTATATTAATACCACAATATAATGCTGCTGCTGTAGGTTCATTTATAATTCGTGTTATAGTAATTCCTACACATTCATATGCCTTTGATATAATTTCTCTTTGATAATTATTAAAATTTGATGGTACTGTTATTACTGCATAAATTTTTTCTTGATTAATATTATCATTAATTATATTATAAATATGTTGAAAAAATATAATTAAAATATCAATATCATTATAATCTTTATCCATTTTATATAATTGATTATTTCCAATATCAAGTTTAAATTTTGTTAGTATATATTCACATTTATGAGGAATATGATTACCACAATAAAATTTATTATCAACATATCCTATTCTTGATGGTATTATATCACTTATACCATCATTTAATATTACTGGTATACCATCAGTTAATATGCTTATAATTGTATTATTCGTCCCAAAGTCTATACCACATAAAACCATATATATTTATTAATATAATAATAAATATTTAAAATATTTTATTAATATATTTTAATGGAATCATTTTTTAATAATTTAATGAATAACTTGTGGTTTTGGAAAGATAATACCAGTGATTTATCATCTAGTATTAATGATAGTAATCATGTATTAAGTAAAGATACAAATATTAGTAATATTATTAAAAAATTAATTATATATTATATTTTTAATTATGATAATTTTAAATATATGTTTGAAAATAATAATATTTATGAGGAACACAAAAATTTTAATAAACTTTATAATAGTATAGTAAATTATATCGAAACAATTAAACAAACTAATATAATTCCTGATTATAATATTAATAATGAACTACCAATTCTAATATATAATAATTATAATAATATAGTAGATGAATTACAAAATATAATTTATTATTATGAGTTCTTTGAACAAAATAAACATAATTTAATTGAAAATATTGATGATATTATTTGTTATATGGAATATAATACTGAATCAACTATTTATTCAGTTGGAGGAGGACCTGATAATAGGTACCAAACAGCCATACAACAACCAACATCATTTACAAGACTCCAAGGTATGCCATCAGGAAGACCACAACCACCATTCGTGCAAACACCAGGCGCAATACCCCCAGATATGCTATTAGGAAGACCACAACCACCATTCGTGCAAACACCAGACACAATACCCCCAGATATGCTATTAGGAAGACCACAACCACCATTCGTGCAAACACCAGACACAATACCCCCAGATATGCTATTAGGAAGACCACAACCACCATTCGTGCAAACACCAGGCGCAATACCCCCAGATATGCATCCATCATCAGCCATGCACATACCTGATACAAGAAGACAATCAGGTATGTATCCATCATCAGAAATGCACATACCAGGTATACAAGGACCGTCAAACATACAAAGACAATTAGATATGGGTATATCTGCCAGTAATCAACGATCAAATGATCTATATTTACAAAATATAGATCAACAACCACAATATTTATTTGATGATCATACAATACAAAATGATAATATTTTAGATAAAATAAATACTATGAGTTATAAAAAATTAGGAGATAATAAAATTGATTGTAAAAAATTTAATTATAGAGATATCGATAGTGATGATAATTGCAATCAATGTACACAAATATTAAATGAATATAAGACTTTTTTTAAAATGATATATGATAATTACAAAGATTTAAATAATAATCCGATATATAATATATATTTAAATGTTTATAATAATGAATCAAATAAATTAAATAATATTCCAAATAATTTTAATAATATTATTATTTTATTTAATAATATTATAGATAGTAATAAAATAAATTATGATTTTAGTACTAATAAATTTTCAATAAAAAATGATCAATCTATACATATAAATAATAGAGATTTTTATAATAAAATTATAAATTTATTTTTATTAAGCAAAAAATATAATATTATAAAATTTTGTAAATTAATAAAATATTATATTAATTAAAATATTTTAATAATATAATTAATGGGTATACAAGGTTTTACACGTTATATATTAAATAATTCAAATGCAATAAATGTATCTTATGATTTAAAAAAAAATAATAAATATGATTTTTTAATACTTGATTTCCAATCATCATTATATACTTATTATCAAATTTTATATAGTGAAATTAATTATTTTATTAGAATATTATTTTGTTTAAAATATAATTTAGAAGGAATGAATTCTAAATATTCAAATTGGACAAATATATTAAATTATATAATTAATACACATTATATATATTTTAATATATTATATAATGTAGATGAATTAAAAAAAATGATTAATATGAATAATTTTGATGATATATTAAATTTAAATTTTAATGATGAGCAAATTATTTGTGATACATTGATAAATTATATAGTTAATTATACACAAGAACTTTCAATAAATCTTGTGAGTAATAAATATGAAGACAAATATTCAAGAACATATATATTTTTTGATGGTATACCATCATTAGCAAAAATCAAAGAACAAATAGGTAGAAGATTATATCCAACAATTAATAAATATATTATAAATGATTATTTAAATAAAAAAAAATTAAAGAATATTGATATAGATATTAGTGAAAAAGAAATTAGAACTAAATTATTAATGCAAAATCCACCTGCTATAGGTATTAATAGTTATACTACTAATAATATTAGATATAAACTTAGTAATATTAAAGATCCTAATTTAGGTAAATTTAATATAAATAATAAAAATAATTATGGTGAAGCAGAACATCAAATGATGCTTTATATAAAACAAAAAGAAATATTTAAAAATAGTAATATATTATTATCTTCACCTGATGCGGATCTTATTATATTAGCATTAATAAATAATCAAAATAATATTACAATAGATATAATAAATGATCATCAAATATTAATATTTGAAAATGGAAATAAATATGAATATAAAAATATAAATAATAATATTATTTCACCATTTAGAAGAGAATATTACTATGTTGATATTTTAAAAGTTAAAAAATTTTTAAAAATTTATAATAATACAAGTTTAAATGATATTTGTTTTATATTATTATTATTAGGTGATGATTTTTTACCAATAATACCATCTATTGATGTTAATAGTATAAATGATATGATAAATATTTATAATAAATTAGATATACAAATAATTAATAATAATAAAACTATTAATTATCATAATTTTCAATTATATATATATAATTTATATAAAATAGTAGAAAAAAATGATAATATAATATTATCAGATTCTGACAACATAAATGAGTGTATTGAAAATTATGAATTTAATCATCATCAAAAATATTATGGTGAAACATATATTATGAATAAATATAATAGAAAATTTGTATTTGAAAAATATAGAAAGGTTACCGATGAATTATATAAAATGCAAGATTTATATAAAATTCATCCAGATAATAATATACTAAATATTGATATTGATACATTTAATGATTTATTTTATTTATCTGAAGGTATTTGGTATTATAATAATAAATGCTACAATTTATTTAGAAAAAAAAAACATACTGAATTCAGTACTAATCAAAAAATAATTAATTATTTAGAAGGATGTAATTTTATATTAGATTTATATTTTAATCATCGTATTAGAAATATTAAATGGATATATAATTATGAAACATCCCCTAAATTAAAAGAAATATCGGATTTTTTATTTAAAATAAATAAAATGAATAAAATTAATTTACATAAAAATTTTGGATTAATTTATGATAATAATACTATAACATTTCCAATATTTAAAAAAAATGATAATTTTTATTTTGATATAAATAAATATAATTTATTTTTAAATAAAATGAAACATAATATATACATAAATATTCTATATAATTTAGGTTATTCAAAAGAAGAAAATAATGATGATATTAATAAAAATATGCAAAAATATATAACATATGATAATGTTGATAAAATATATGATTGTACAAATCAATCATATATTAATAGATGTATTCCATATAAAATGTTAATACCAAAATCTAAAGATTATATTAAAACTAATAAAAAAAATTTTAGAATTAAAATTATTTCAGGTATTAGATACATTAAATTTAATACATTAATTTAAAATTACTTTCCCTTTTGATGAAACTAAACCAATTATATTATTTGGTTTATTATTAATTATATCATAAAGTTCGTTAGTATTTGGATCTTTCAAATAATATATCTTTTTATACATTACTAATTCATAATTATCTATATTAGTAAATTCATCAATATTAAATTTATTATCATATACTTCCATTATATTATTATCATTTGTTGCATTATTTGGTAATCTATTTTTTTTCTTTTTATCTATATTAGTCTCCTCTATATCATGTAATTTACTTTTTTTCTTTTTAATAGAAACATCTTTTTTTTCTATAATCGGTTCTATATCTTCAGCAATTATATCTACTGTTTCCTCTATTGTTTTATCTACCGATTCTTCAACAATTGGTATTGACGATTCTTCTATTATTTTATCTACTGATTCTTCAACAATTGGTATTGACGATTCTTCTATTATTTTATCTACTGATTCTTCTATTATTTTATCTACTGATTCCTCTGCAATTGTATTTACCGATATTTTAGCAATTTGATTTTCCGTTTGTTCAGAAATTTGATTTGTTGTTTGTTCAGTAAATTGATTAGATATATTATCTTCTATTGAATCAGAAATTATATTATTTTTATATGAATATTTATTATTTGATTTAATTTTATTTAATTGTGATTCCAATTTTTTTATATAATCATTTTTTTGTGAAAGCTCTTTATTTATTTTTATAAGAACTGATACTTTCGAAAAATTTTCAAGTTCTTGATTTTTATTATTTATCTCATCTAAATTTATTTTTAATTGATCATTAAATTTTTTATTAATATTTTCTATTTCTAAATTTTTTTTATTTATTTCTTCCTTAAGAAAATTAATCTCATTCTCATAATTATTCATTTTATTAAATAATAGTTTAATATCATTATTTTTAATAAAATCTTCAAAATTTAACAATATAGATAATAATTGATTTGTCATTATTTATATAGAAAAATTGTTTTTATATAATGTTATTATCAATTTTTTATTATAGTTATATTAATAAAAAATTGAAAAATAAATTATTTAATAGCGCCTGTGATAATTTTTGTTACCGTAGCCATTTTGGCTCAAGCCGGATTGTATCTAACCAGTTTCTACCTGCCTGCGCCATCATTGGGGAAGATGACGTTTTCAGGATACACCTTTGGGAAGCGCCTTTCGGCGGACATCGAGCACAGCATAAAGCTGGGCCGGGACACGTCCAATGACTGGCGCATCTACCAAGGGTGTTGCGGCTTGAACAAGGTTGTATTGAATGCATACTTGTGCAGACACAACGACAATCCCAAACACGACAAGAGCCAGTGCAAGTTCGTGCATACTAGCGATGAACCATCCTTCGTCAAGTTGCGCAAGTTTTACCTAGACACCCTTTCCACAAATGCCAAACGTGAACTTCGTGATGGTCCAACCTGCAATTATTCAATCTGCCTCAACATCTTTTGTACAGCCTTGCATCCAAGAGACCTCCGGATTCTGGATGCGAACACACCATCAATTCGAGTCCCGCGCCAACTAGCACTACCCCCACCACCTGTTTCACAATCGCACATAGTGCCTGGAAAGTGCAGCAGCGTCATCGGATTGCCACCACCGAACACAACCAAGCGTTCGTTCACTCAAGTAGTAGCATCGGATCGGTGCAGAGATGCTGCTACAGAGAGTTCATCTTCGCAAGGTGTGTCGGAAGGTAATGCCCGTTGCTCATTTGCTCAAGTGGTAGCACCTGATGGGTGCAAAAGTGCTGCTGCTTTGAGACAAGTTGGAGCTGATGGCCCTGCACAACGCTCATTTGCCCAAGTAGTACTCGGTAATATGAGCAAACCTACACCTGTTTCACATGATGATCATGTAGCAACGGTACTGCCTAAAAAGTCCATTGCTCATGCATCATCACTAGCCATGCAGGCAGAACATTCAACGTCTGCATATGCATCTAGCTTGGCCCATGAATGGCCTCGTATAACATCTAATCATTTTATTCCCCCCTTCACACGTGAGGAAGATGAACATCCAGAGATGGATGCAGGATCACAAATGGGGATGGACTGTGATGGGGGTGAGTTATACGATGATGATGATGAAGTTATAGATTTTAACAATATCACTAGAAACCCTGGTAAATGGTGTGACATAGCACCAAGACCCAGCACGGTGCCAAGGATATCATTAATGGCACAACCTTCACAATTCAGACCTGAGTGGAAATCAAGGGTTGCTGTGCCCCATTCTAGGCCTATTTCACAGGCAGCTGACACAAAAGCTACAGAGGATCAGAGCTCGACCCAGGGTGTTGAGAAGACCAGTAGTAGCTCGGACACTTTCACCCAGGTAGTACAGCATCCTGGAACATGTGAGTGCCTCATTTCTGCTAATCACCAAGGGTCGTCTTCATCGGGCGAGAGTTCTCACACTATTTATGCAGATGTACAGGTGTTAAACCAGTCATTGCATGTAGAAGAGGACTCAAAGGGACCGAGCAAGTTGCTGGAAGCACTTTTGGATTATGGGCATATAGATTGTGTCCATCAATGTTTAGAATCCGAAAAGAGACCGAGCAAGTTGCTGGAAGCACTTTTGGATTATGGGCATATAGATCGTGTCTATCAATGTTTAGAATCCGAAGAAGACGATCAGCAGGAGCAGCCGAGCAGCACGCCTAGGGCCCTGGCAAGTAGTACGGCTAGTGCCATGCCAAGCAGTACGCCTAGTGCCCTGGCAAGCAGTACGGCTAGTGCCATTGCAAGCAACACGGCTAGTGATCCACCAGGTGACAAGTCTGATGGTACAGCAAGCGGAAGGGCTGGTGACATGGAAGACAACGCAGCTGATAACATGGCTGCTTGCATGGCTGATGACACACTAGACACTGCAGATGAAGATATTATGGTGGCTAATGATGTTATCCACGAAGGGCATCGATCGGTTAAAATCGATGACGATGGCTATCAGACGGAAGATGAGCTGGAAACTGGAGACAACTTGCACGAAAATGTGTCCAAGATTTCGCCTGATTACTTTCAACATGTGAGAATGGACCACATGTGTGAATCACATGCATTTACACATGTTCCAGTTCAGCCCAGCACGTATGAATCATCTATGCCGTCGCATCAGTTTTTGTACCAGCCTTTGCAAATGATCTCGGCGCCTTCCGTAGCACAGATCCCGGAATCATGGTACGAGAGCTCAAATCAAAGTATAATAATAGATTGTAATGCTATATTGCGTTTGATGCCGGAGGCACGGTTCAAATCCGTTATGATCAAGCGTGGCAATATCATCCAAATAATAAAGTTGGATTAATAAGTTAATTATATATTAAAATATAATTTATTTTATACATATCATGAATTAGACGAATATAACGGTTAATATAAATAAACATATAAAAAAAATCTACATTTAAAATATAGAATGATATTAATAAATCAGATATTACTTGTAATATTAATATTATTAATATTAAATTATTTTACAAAAGGTCAATTAAAAATAATATTTGAAAAATCATTACAATCATGTATGACTAATATTGAAAATTTTATTGGTTCTACATATACAAATAAAGAAAGAGTATTTAACAATGTGCCAAATATTAAATATAGCCATCAAAAAGATTATCCATATATATCAACAACAATGAATGATAATATAATGGATGGTTTATATAATTATATAAGTAATTTAAGAACAGTTAATATTAATAATTATGAATTAAATAATTCTAATAGTAAAAGAATACCTGCAGATTATAAATTAGAAAATAATATATTAAAACAATTATATAATGTATTAAATTGCAAACATTATAAATTTGAAAAAATAAAATTATTGGATAAAATATATTATTATGAAAATTATAGGGGTAAAGATATAGAACCATTTAATTTTTCAGCTGATGTATATTTTAAAAATAAAATTATAAATAAAATGACATTTTATATTGAAATATTTATTAGAAATGATCATTATAATTCTGATTATATTACTATTTTAAATATTAAATTAATAAATATTCCATCAAATAATAATAAAATGAAAGCAATAATGGATATGCGAACAAGAAATACTCAAATAGATGATTTATTTCAAAATTATTTTGTTAAAAATGATAATTTAATAAAATCTAATATAAATAATGATAGTGATAATAGTTTAATACCTAGTACAGTTGATATATCAAATGATTCAACTAATGATAGTTAATTATTAAAATTAATTTTAATTTAATAAAAAATGAAAAATTTTATAAATATTATGTTTAAATACACAAAATAATATTTATAAAATGAATATAAAGTTATAATATTCATTTTATGAACTTTTTCATGAAAACTAGTGTATTTACAGAATGAGTATATTTTATATAATTATTTTCTCATTGATTTGAAAAAAGGATCATTTTTAATTATATCATCAGGAATAATATATTCATCATTTATTAATATTCTACCTCTTTCAGAAACATATTTACCAGTAGCATATTTTTCAGGAACAATTCTTCTAACAAAATTTTTAACTTTATCAGGTATTTCAGGTGCTGTTAAAAATTCAGGAAAAAATCCTTTTCTATACAATGTATTAAAAAAATAATGTATATCATAATATCTATTTTGAGCTGATGAAATATTTATTTTATTAGTCCATTCTGCATCTACTTTAGAATTTTCTATTATATTATCTATACATGCAAAATCAAAATCCCATAATTTTATTTGAAATCCAATATTTGGAACAGTATATATTTGATTATTAATTTTATACATATATTTATTATCATTATCATTATTAATATTATGTATTAATATATTATTAGCTTTCATATCATTATGTCTAAAAGCAGGGTATTTAGCTTGTATTACAGCTAATACTGATATAATTTGAAAAAATATAATTTTCCATTCTTTTACTTTAAAATTTTTATAATTTTTCCTAATATAATCTAATAAATCACCTCCATTAGCCCATTCACTAACCAAAACTGAAACATTTTGATAATATTCACCTTTTTCATATTTATCTACAAATAATTCAAATTTTTTATTATTTACTATATTTGATTTTGTTAAACTTAAAAATGGTTTAATACTTGTATTAAATGTAGTGATAGGTAATACAATATGAGGCGTTTGTTTATTAATAACAAAATAGGATAATAATTTAATTATTAATAATTCTACATTTTCAGGTCTTTTTATATTATACATATCTCCATAATTTTCTTTTTTTGGATATGCTACTATTTTTACAGCATACGATTGTTTATCAGAAATACATTCATTATTTTCATTTAAATGAATACCTTTAAATGTATGACCTGTTGATCCACTTTTAATATATAATAATTTACCTCCTAACTCAGCAATTGCTTTACCAAAATCAATATATTTTTTTGGTAATAAATCTCTTATGTCATCAGTATTAACTGAATATTCTACACAATTATCATTTTTTTGAAAATCTATAATAGGATCTATATTATTTTTTATCATATTTTTAATGATCTCTATACGTTCTGGGATTAAATTATAATTTTTATTTTCCATTAATTAATTTATATTATATTTTTTTATCATAATTAAATGTATTATAAAAGTTTAATAAACTAAATATTTCTTCTTTATTTTATTATGAATAAAAATAATTCTAAATATTTAAATATTTATAGAACGGTAAATAACATAAAAAATATTAATAATATTTTTATAAATAAATTAAATAATATAAACGATAATATGTTTTTAAATAATGAATCTAGTAATGATAATGTTATTTTAAATAACGAAACATGTAATGAATCAACTACTTTAATTAATAATACAATAGATTCATTAAATAATAATAAAATTAAACTAATTAATGATATTGAAAATATTGATTCATTAAATAATAATATAATTAATTTAAATAATGATATTAAAATTATTAATTCTGAAACTAATAATATTAATAATGCTAAAATAATTAATTCAGTAAATTCTAATAATATTAATAATAATGATATAATTAATTCAATAAATGCTAATAATATTAATAATGATGAAATAAATGATTCAATAAATGATAATATTAATAATGATAAAATAATTGGTTCAATAAATTATAATATTAATAATGATGAAATAATTGGTTCAATAAATGATAATATTAATAATGATGAAATAATTGGTTCAATAAATGATACTATTAATAATGATGAAATAATTGGTTCAATAAATGATAATATTAATAATGATGAAATAATTGGTTCAATAAATGATACTATTAATAATGATGAAATAATTGGTTCAATAAATTACAATATTAATAATGTTGAAATAATTAATTCAATAAATGATAATACTAATAATGTTGAAATAATTAATTCAATAAATGATAATACTAATAATAATGATGAAATAATTAATTCAATAAATGATAATACTAATAATAATGAAAATAACAATATTCATAATCATCAAAATGACAATATTCATAATCATCAAAATGACAATATTAATAATGATGAAATTAACAATATTAATAATAGTGAAATAATTGGTTCAATAAATGACAATATTAATAATGATGAAATAATTAGTTCAATAAATTACAATATTAATAATGATGAAATAATTGGTTCAATAAATGATAATACTAATAATAATAAAAATACCAATATTTATAATCATCAAAATTATAATATTAATAATGATGAAATTAACAATATTAATAATAGTGAAATAATTGATTCAATAAGTGACAATATTAATAATGTTGAAATAATTAATTCAATAAATGATAATACTAATAATAATGAAAATAACAATATTTATAATCATCAAAATGACAATATTATTAGTTTAATAAATGAAAATATTAATAATAATGAAAATATTAATAATAATGAAATAATAGGTTCAATAAATGAAAATATTAATAATGAAATAATTGGTTCAATAAATGAAAATATTAATGAAATAATTGGTTCAATAAATGACAATATTAATAATAGTGAAATAATTGGTTCAATAAATGACAATATTAATAATAGTGAAATAATTGATTCAATAAATGAAAATATTAATAATAATGA